AAGCGACAACGCCTGAAATCTGTCCTTGTTGCCCTGCGATATGTCGCCGAGTTCGTTCATGGACTTCTGCGCGTCTGCGGCGGACATGCCGAACCCCATGAGCGTCTGCGTCGCTCTTGCGAGGTCGTCCATGCCGAACGGCGTTTCCGCCGCTTTCTTCTTCAAGTCCGCCACCAGCTTCAACGCTTCCGACTGCGAGCCCAGCATTGTCGTAAACGAGGCGGTATATGTCTCCATTTGAGCGTTGTAACTAACGCCGTCTTTCGCCATGCCGATAACTGAACTGCCTATTTCTCTGGCTAACCCCATGACGGCCGAACCGAGTGCTTTCACGCCGCCGATTATAGCTTCGGACGCGAGGTTGGCTTTGAGTATGTCGCCAAACATTGATGTTTTTTTACCCGCGTCGTCCATACCGATTCCGGTGTTCTTTATTTCATCATTCAGCTTCCTGACGCTTACGCTCGCATTTGCGTCAAGGTCTTTTAACGCCTTCTCCAACGCAGATGCGTCGCCAGTTATATTTATCTTTATTGAACCGTCGTTTCCCACCGTTGCCATACTATCCCACCTCACATCTATAATTTTCCGAACGTCGCCTCAAATAATAAAGCGTTGTTATATTCTTCCTCTGTCATTTCTTCCGGCAGTTGCACCGCCGCTTTCGCTTTTTGCAGAGCAACAAGCGACTGCCCTGTATAATGGCTTAAATCCATAAATCTAAGCTCTATTTTATTTTTAAACGCGCTCTCGCTTGATAGGTTGTGCAGTAACACTTTAAACTTGTACCAATGCAAGAATTGCACTTCTGTCAAGTCTATGTTATATTCGCTTATAAAACTCGCGAATATTTCGTCCGCGTCAAAATCATAATCAAATTGCCGTTCGTTATGCTCTCCGGTTTCGTTTTCACCGTCTTCATACTCTTCCGGCTCGTATTCTTTCGGCGGATTAACAAACGTATTAAACGCCGTCATTAAGTCTGTGACAGTTTCGTTCGGTATGCTATTGTTATAAAACCACTCCAAAAGTCTCTCTATTCTTATATTTTCGTCTATATCATAATCGCCGATTATAGCAAATATCCGTAAGATATTGCGATAATCGGCGTTTATTTCGTATTCTTTCCCATTTATATTAACTGTTTCCGGGAACAGTTTATTTACAGAATTATATAAATTATTCATATTTTTTCTTAATTAATTTATCTGCGGCGGCTTTCACCTTGTTCATTTTATCCGCTTCGGCTGTCAGTATCGTTTGGCATATAGCGTTAAACCATACGCCTAAATCGTAGTAACTCACAGACGCGCCCCCGCTTATCTTATTGAACGCTCCCGCCCCCAATATATCGTCTATCTTGCCTATCAGTTCGTTTGCAACCGTCAAATAGTTATCTGCCGGCATTGCTTTTATTTCGTCTAACATTTCAAGTATTTGAAATGAATTTTTATAAACTTCATATTTTTCGCCATTTATCTCTAACGGTTCTGATTTGCTCACTTCTAATTTTAACATATTTATCCCCCTTAATTCTTCAGCGGGGGGCAGATATGCCCCCCGTCATTTAATCTATTACGCCGCAGCTGTGTCCGGCGTAAATGTTGCTGATGTTACTGTTTTGCCGTCTGTGTCAACTACTACTGTAGCAGTCCCCGTTATCGGAGAACCCGCCTGTGTTACCGTCGCGGTTAATACGCCCGTCGCGATATTGAAACTTGCAATTACTATCGTAACATTCGTATACTGCGCTTTAAATCCTGTCGCCGGAGACGCTGCCGGATTCTGGAATACTCTTAATACCCTTGAATACGCTTTGCCGTCAACTGACTGATTTTGATATATATCGAACAAGTAATCATATATCGGGTCTTCCATGAATACCGTTAAAGGTACGGACAAAGACGGCTGATAGCTTTCAGATACGTTTGTCGGCGACGCGTCTTCAATGAAATCATAAGTTGTCGATTTGACATTCATTGTGTCCGTCCATTCCGCCGACTTACCTATACGCGTCCACTGTTCGGAACCTATTGTGCCCGTAAAATTCGTACTCGTATCAAGCAGTAAAAAATTCTTATGCTTTCTAAATCTTGTACTTGCCATATTAAATTATACCACCTTACTTTAAATAAATAAGGTTTATTTGCTGGTAAAATCCCAAAAATTTATAATTTTTGTCGATTTTACCGCAAATAAACCAATCTTGCCGGAAATTGATATTTGACTGTGCTGTTATCATATGTCATAGCTAAGTTTGGTATCTCGCTTAAATTCTGTATCTCTAATACAGTGTAATCGTCTCCGAAGTCCGGCAGTTCGCCCGCTTCATTCTTTTCCTCTATCCAGTCTATCCATTGCCGCATATCAAATAATACGTCGGTGTTGAAATCGTCGGTACCTGATGATATGTCAAAACTTGCCTGCCACATGAAATCATAGTTGATTTGTTTTGTCCTGTCTACATATTCTATATCGACAGTCTCGGCAATCGGTACTATTGCCGACTGCCCTTTATTTTCGCCTAAGAAGTTAAACAATGTGGCATTTGTCAAATATGGATTTGTCTTACACCATTCCAATAATATCTTGTCTTTATTGACTTTTGACATATATTTAACCTCGCTTTATAAATTGACTTACTGCGTTTAATAACTTTTCTTTACCGCCTGACTGCATAGCGTATATATCCCATTTCATTGTTGCCAACGGGTGACGTTCTCGGCGTATTTGCATTATAACAATTTGTCCGCTTTTTGTTCTGCGCTCGCCGTTATATAACGCCGCCGCATACGGCTGAATATACTTCACGCTTGCAGTTGTATCAGTCGCTTCTATTTGTGCTGTCCCTGCAAGCGTTCCTGTATCCATAGGAACAAACGGCTCCATTATACGCTTAGCATCTTCAGCCGCGAACGTCATAACATTCTTATTTAGTTTGCTCTTGACTATTTTCGCCGCGTCTATATTTGTTTTAATCTCTATCGGCATATTACCTTACACCCTCAACTACATAATGTTTACCTAATGCCGACCGCGTGTTGTCCGTTACCGTCTTAATCTCGATAAAGGTCAAAATTTTCGCTTTTAAATCAGCTGCGCGCGCGGGAGCTGTATCTGTTATGTCAATATCGTAATAGCCTAATGCCGCATAATCCCCCTGCTGTAAATCAAGATTATAATTATTTATATGCGGGATTATTATTCTTACCGTCTGAATAACTATAGCCTGCCCGCCTGTAACTGTCCGGACTGTCGTGTCATTCCATTTGCACAACATAGGTAATACCTCGCGGGTATATTCAAATTGGTTTTTTATATCATTTAACCGTTTACGCCACACAGTTACTACGTCTTGAACACCACGCATAATCAAACACCCCTGTATAAAAACTCTTTATCGAAATATGTCAGCATAACTTCGTATATTTCATCTGTTACCATTATTTGTGCCTGAGCAGGTGTACCAAAGTTCTCGCTGTACCCGTTGTTACTGAATGACTGAATACGAGGCTTCACTTGATACATATCATTATATAGCAAGTCCGCTATTTCAAAGAGCCCTAATTGTTGCGTATCGGTTATACTATCCGCGACCGTGTCAGAATACTCGACCCGCCCGAATGTAAAACGGCTTGCAAGCCGTAACGCCCTTGTAATAAATCTGTTAAAATCGTTCTCAGGTATCATGCTAAAACCTTTGTCCGTGTAATCAGCATATAATAACATAATCAATCCCCAATCTGTTTCACCTATATACTCTGCGTTTTGTCGTTTTTACAGGAGCGTCTTCTGCAGGTTTTAACAACCTTATTAAAGGATAGCCTGCCTTGTTGTGGCTCCCCGCCAGTTCGTTAATACGCGCTTCTGCCGGGTTTACTCCGTCCATAGGATATATATCGCCGACTTTATAATCGCCGCCGTTAACTAAATCTTTAAACGGCATAATAACTTCATACATAAATTACACCCCCGGATCAGGAACAGGCGCAGTTACTTTAACTACAGCCTTTTTATTGTCTTCAATGATAAATTCGCCGGCTTTCCCCGCGCCCTGTAACGCAACCCCGTCGAAGTCCTCGCTCTGTATCGTCCTTACTGTTGTTATACCTGTGAACGCCTTACCAACGTTTGTTATATACGCATACGCAGAATAATTTCCCCCGCCGGTTCCCGGTATGGTCAGCATATTGTCAGGAATTGCCTGTATAGCAAAATCTTTAAACATCGGCAAAATATTCCCGTCGATATTGACTGTGGAATTTTTCAGCGTTGTTGCAATTTTACTGTTTACAAGCGCGTTATATAATGCCGCGTTCACTTTAATCACCTTTTGCCCGACCGCTTCTATGTTGAGGAAGTAAGCGTATAAAGCGTCAAATAACGCTATTACGTCCGTTTCTGTATATGTCGCCAGAGGCAGTGTTTGTCCCGCTATACTTGCTATAAATTTACTGTGCTGTGCATTAAATTTGCGCGTCATATCACGGCTATGTATTTCCAAACGGTCTGCGATAGCCGCGTCAGGCGCGTTATTTACCGTGTATCTGTCAATACCCTCGTGAAAACTCCAGCCCCATGCATAAGGAACGTCCGTGTCAATATAGATTATCTCTTTTCTGTTTCCGAACCTGTTGCTGTTACTTGTTCCCGTCCCAAACGCAACATTCGGGTCTGTGTTATAGTTTGGATTTATAACGAGCGGAATATCGCTTGTTTTAACCGAAAAAGCAACCGCGTTATGCTGTACGCCGTCAAGCGCCTCAATCCCGCCTGCGAAAAAGTCCGTAAAATAACTCATATAGCCAAATACAGCTTGTATCATGTCGATAAACTGTTTACTGTATCGTCTGACATTTAACTCTTGATTTGCCGTTGTAGGCATATTAATCAAGCCCCTTTCATATTTTTACTGTGAAATCATCGCGTCGCCCGCTCCCGCAGACGCGTTTTTCTTATATTTGTCAAGTTTCGCCTGGAACGGGTCTTTATTGTCCGGCGTTCCGCCGTTGCCTGTGGGCGGCATTTGTTTGTCCGCCTCACGGTTCGGATTGCCGTCGTCAAACATGAAACTGTTCTCTTTTTTTAACGTTTCATTCATAGTACTGAAATCCGTGTCGCGGTTTGTACTCTTTTTAAGAGCATCCCAGTCAAATAACGCCGCATACGCCTTTTTGTTTTTAGCGCCTGTCGCCGCTAAATTCTCATTTTTCCACGCCTCAAACGCGCTCTCTGCCTTTTCTGTTTCATAAGCCAATTTGTTTGCGCTGATTTCGTCTGACAACGCTTTTATTTTGCCTTGATACTCCTCAATATTAACGCCGTCAAACTTTTTTAGTTTGCTCTCAACGTCGTTATATTTGGTTTGCCAATCCTCTGCTTGCTTTTTGTTCTTTTCAATGTCTTTCCCTGCCTCGTCCATTATTTGTGTTATAATATCGTCCGTTAACGCTTCGATATTTAAACTTTTTAAAAAATCTCTTTTCATGCAATTAACCCTTTCTGCTACGCTTTTTACGTGGTTGCCTCACTTACACCGACTGTTTTACGTCTCATCATCTGACATGTATTGTTTTTGTGTATAACTTGAGGAAGCTCGAAAAATCCCAAAAACAAAGTTTTTGTCGATTTTTCGGCTTCCTCAAGATAAAAGCCCAACATATAAAAATATGTTGAGCTTGTTATTCAATTTTTTGTGTGTGCGGATATCATAATCCCCGTGCGCTATATTTAATACAATTCGGGGTTTTACATTTTACTATTCCTATAGAACCCTCTATTTCCGCAATGATTTCATTTCCACATCGAGGACATTTTTTGTCTGTTTTCCCCTTATTGCCAATGTCTGTGCCTGCTTGTATTAAAAATTCAGCTTCTGTTTTAGTTATATCAATTGTGTCAGATACCATATAAAATCCTCCTCATAAAATCATTATATTTTATCGTTATACCGGCTTCTTTTGCTCTTTCTACAGCGTCTAAAATAAGATAACGCCTATCTTCATCGGTCAAATTCGGCGTATTTTTCGCCGCCATATAACTTGCCCTGAATTCATCGCTCCACGAACCTTTTGCCATATCTGTATTCCTATACGCTCTGTGTCCGTAGTATTCATGCGCCAAAACTGCACGTTCGCTCATTAAGTCTCGTGGATGTATAGAATGTTTATCGGAGAATACGTTCGCCCTGACTGAAATTTTGTCAGTCACGTCATGATACGCCGTCGTGATATAGTCGTTAAACACAAAAACGCTTTCGTCGGCATTAATGGCGCGTATCTCATTTTTCAGATGTTCTATTTCTGTTTCTGAAAGGGTATTGAACGGACTCCGGCGCAAACCGCCTGTTTTTCTGTCGTCAATCATATTTCCACCGCCTGATAATATTATACCACGATTTTCAGGAATTGTCAAGGTTTTTATGCTATTATTCGCAACGGTAATATTTGCCGCTCCGGGCACACTCGCCCGCTTAGGTTGTGTGAATAATCCCATTTCATTGCTAAACCGCGCATATTCCTGATTTATGCTGTTTGCTTTTGCACGCGCAAGCGTCGCCGTATCTTTGTACTGCTTATACAACGCGTCGGATTCCGAACCCCCGCCATTGATATAACCGTCCGCTAATGCATTATATGCGTTCGCTTCGTCCTTTTTGCGCCTTATTGCCGTTTCATACTGCCTTTGTCGCTGTGTAGCCGCATATTTATCGTAAGCCACGCCGTTGTATTCCCGCTCAACCTGCTGTTGAGCGTCAAACTGCCGTAACTGCTCATCAGTATACGCAGGCTGTGATATACCCATGATAATCGGGAATTTGCGGTGATAACAGTTCGGCTCGTCCATTAAGTCTTGTATGCCTTGCCTGTCGAACTCTGCTTTGCTAAACTGCTTACCGCCGAACCAATGCGACGGACGGTGTCCGCTATGCCACGTGATTTCCCACCCGTCCGCGCCGTACTGCTGTCCCACTAAATCCGCCTGCTGATTTGACAGCGATTGCTGAGCTCCCAATATATTCATTCGCGCCGCGCTGTCAAGCCTGCGGACGTTACCGCTCGCATAAAGTACCTGCGTGCCGTTATTGCTCATACTCATCACCGTTTCCCGTATCGCACCGTAAAAATCCTGCTGACCTAATCTTACCTGTAATGCCGCATAATCCACCGCTTCACG